ATAATTCTTTATCATGGTGTAATTTGACACTGTGCCATTATATCTCCTTTCCATATTTTCAAATTCATATTGTCTGCCTGACGGTGTGACAATTCTGTTCGTAGTCATAGCTTCTCTGGCTAAACTCTTATGCCATTTTGCTATCCCCTTATACTTCTCATTGAAATGAGTGTAGTATGCCGCTTCTGCAGGACTCCTACCGTACCCACTAGCACCGTACAGAGGTGCAAATGTATGTGCCTTGGCATCCTGTCGTGATGTAGGCTGTCCTGCGTTACTAATAACTTTGGCTGTGTAACTGTGTACATCGAAGCCTGTCTTAACTTCATCAATAGCTGTATCGTCCTGACTAAGATAAGCAGCTACCCTAAACTCTAGCTGTGCAAAGTCAGCCTCAAGTATGTGTCCTCCATCCCATCTGGAAACAAACACCTTCTTAACAGGAAACGTATTTCCTCTAGGCATATTTTGCATATTAGGATTACGTCCAGAGAAACGTCCTGTCGAGGTGACATGCTGTGTCAATCCTACATGCAGTAATCCGTCAGCTTTTGTGAATACATCAATTCCATTTACGAAGGAAGACAGGTAGCTATCTAAAGCTGATAACCTGCGTAAGTCTTTGAGAAAGTCCTGTTGCATAGTCAGATTCTTAGATTTAGCTAAGTCTTCTAGCTTTTCTATATTCTGTTTAGAGGTAGAGAAACCATTAGCACTTACCCATTTCTTACTAGGTGGCTTAAATTTTAAACCTGCTATAGCTTTAGTATTTCTGAGAAGATACCCTCGTGTATCACATTCCTTACACCTGTTAGGCTTTTTAAATAGTGATCCGTCCTTCCTTCTCTTGTGTACGTATCCTTTTCCATTACATTCTTTACAGTGATAAGCCTCTGTCTTGTAGAGTACATCCGTATTCTGTTCTACTGTATTAGTAAACTCTGCTTGCGTATTTACGTAATCAAATAACTCTGCCCAGTATTTTTTATCTTTAACCTTGCGTGAGAATATTACCCAAGATACCTGCTCTGGACTGCTTAGATTAATAGAGGTATCTCCCATTAATTCGGATACCTTGTTCTGTAATCTGTCCTGTATCTCTACCTTCTCTCGTTCAAACTCTTTTCTAACAGTATCAAGAGCATCACCGTCCACCTTAACACCTCTCATATACATACGAGTAAGAGATTTACATACTTCATTCGTAATATCCCTGACATGTATAAGTGATTCGTTTTCTTTATCTCGGTATATAGATTCTAATCTCTCGTAAAGAGTAAGCGTAAGAGACAGGTCGTTCTTCAAATATCCTGACAACTCATCGTGAGGAATATCTCTGGTGCTATATCCTTTGCTGAAGTATTCCTTCAGAGTTCCTTGTTTAGCAAATGATAACTCATACCTTTCGGCACAGGCTTCTAACGATAGGGGTCTTTTGATACCTCTGCAGAGAAGATACTCAGCCAACATGGTATCGTATATCTTACCGTCATACTTAAAACCTGTTGCCCACAGCCATTGTAAATCATGTTGAGCATTATGCATGATCAATAATTCAGTAGTGTCTAGCATATGCTGTAGCTGTTCAACAGCAGGTCTAGTGTCCTCATTATCTAATTCAGCATGGTCAAATGTAAGAACAGTATTATATCGGTTATCCGTATCTGTGTATCCAACCATTACAAGGCTGTTGTCTTCTTCAAAGGGGTCTAGATGTAGCTTATCATCTCGCTTTGTAGTGGTATTTTCTACGTCTAGTATAAGTTTTCTCATGATGTATACCTCGATATGTCTCCGTCTAATTCAACATCAATACCACCGTGCCATCCACCTGTCAACTTATTTTTTGCTACAACTAATTTTCTGATAGATAAATCTTCCTCCTGCCCTTCTACCAGAGGGGGCTTGGCGATCAATATCATTAAATCTGCTTCAGCCGCCTTGCCTGTCTTACTACCCTCAAGCATAGACTGATTAGGCATCATCTTTCCTTCAGCTTCAGCCGATAGCTGACTCATCCAGAAGATAGCACAGTTATGTGATTTAGCGATATTCCTAGCATATATTGCCGCTTCCCTTAATAGTATATCAGACTTCTCGCTGATCTTAGGTGCAAACTTATCGCCCATATCAAGCACAACGATGTCAGGCTGATACGTTTTTATAACCTGCTCTACCCAAGCCATATCCCTGCCTGTGCAATCTTTAATATGCAAGTTTCCTCTAACTTTATCGTAGAGCATACCTGCTTTAGCAGGATTATTTTTAACATCTTTCAATGTCATTCCTGTTGCTGCAGATAAATACCTAGCACCTACCCTGTGATATGCTTCCTCATTTAAAAGTACCAGACATTTTGCATTCTGATGTGCAAACCCATTCGGACCTGCGATCATACTAGCATGAAAGGATGTCTTACCTGTGTTAGGTCTAGCTCCCACTACAATTAGATGTCCTCCATTTACTCCCTCCACATGCCTAGCAAATGTAGGTATATTAAATTTCCACTGAGCTTCTAAAGCATTTAATTTTAATAATGTATCTACACTAATATCATCCCAAGATATCTTCATATTAGGTAGGAAGTCATCATTATATGATTCTATCATCCTCCTGAGAGGCTCAAGGCTAGACGATGTACCATTCACATAATCAAAACCTATGTTGGCTACGTCTTCACCTATTGCCTGTCGGAATAGGGAGGAGAGTACATCCTGTGCAATCTCTTTTGTCATAGGGTCTTGCTTAGATAACTTATGGAAGAGTCCTACGAACACCTGCTTATTCGCAGTTGTCATGGTGGTATTATTCGTATGAAAGATAGCTTCCAATTCCTCTGTAGACAAGGTACGCTCGTACTTTTCCATTGCGTAGTCTAAGGATTGTTTTATTTTTCGTATATCTTTACTGAATAGTTTATCTGGACATCTACTACCCTTATGATCATCATAAAAGTCTTTGTCCATTAATGAACGTATGAGTGCTAACTCCATTTTAATCTCCTTCTAATACTTTTTTTATCTGTTCAATCATCTCTTCATCAGAAATTTTAAGTTTTTCTATATGAAGCTCCTCAGAAGCATAGGTTACTTGAATTTTATTGAGTATAAGCTTTACTGTCGGTATGTCAACCTTAAACCACTCACCTCTTCTATCATACCCCATTTTTTGTATTGTGGCATGTGCTTCTACTTCAGCTAGTCTTCTGTCCTCAACAAAAATACTGTGCTTTAATCTATAATCTCGTAATGGACTGGATGTTTGGTATCCATTGCATCTGTCTTCTGCATCGACAGCCATGCCTATCTTTACCCAATCCTCCCAAGCAGGATTTGATATTGCATATACATACCCTTCCTTAATTTTATTATAGGCATTTAAATTTCGTAGTCCAACAGTTTTAGCTAATCGTTTCAGCCTATTGACCTTACCCTTTAAATTATCACATTTATTACATATGTAATGGTATGATTTTTCATTACCGATGCACCATGTTTTAGGTATAGATAATACAGTTGCACATCTGTTGCATCGCTTAACCTCTAAATCTTTTTGAAATCGAGGTATCTCAGGAAGGCTTCTTTTTTCAACACTCATTGGTTATCTCCTTCAGATTATCCATGTCTTGTACCTTTCTATATTTAATATCGTCACCTAATGATAGAGCAACAACATTACTATGATGTACACGCAATTCTTTTGTGTACTTAATTGTCTTAGACATCGCATCTGGATCTAAGGCTATAACAACTCTGTCATATTCTAGTAGCTTATCCACATGAGAATTAGTAATTGACGTACCTAAGATAGCAAATCCATCTGCATCACTCTCTTGTGACACAGCAACGGCACTGATAACATCCTCTACGATAACAGCAGTATCTTTTTTAGGGTATGGAGGTATGTAGTAACTCGCCTTACCGCTATATCGTAGCCACTTAGGATACTCTCCTACCAGTGATCTGCCTAT